CTAGTATTCTGGATCTAATGTCAATTGATTATAGACTACTAAAAAATGCATACGATATAGGGTCTGGGCATGGAAACGTAGTATCGGATCTTGCTAAAATGTTTAACCCAGACATCCCTATCAAAGAAGGCGATCCGTGCGAGTCGCATAATAATGTTGCAGACATATCGGATATCTTATTAGATTCTCGAGACTGGAAACCAACGATTGATGTAAAAAAGTATTTACTTTCTCGTCTAAATGAGGTATAATATGAATATGATAATTAGGAGAATTTTATGAGTATAATGGATAAATTGAAGAGCAACAGTAAAGTCAAACAAACAGAAGTTTTGTCTGACTCTAAGTTCTTTAATGAAAAAGATGTGGCAACAACCAGCGTTCCTATGATGAATGTAGCACTGTCAGGTGATATTGACGGTGGGATAGCATCAGGGTTGACGGTACTGGCAGGTCCATCTAAACACTTCAAAACAAGTTTCGCTTTGATTATGGCATCTGCGTATCTTGATAAACACAAAGATGCCGTCATGCTATTTTATGATTCAGAGTTTGGTTCACCCCAAGCATACTTTGAACAATATAATATTGATACATCACGAGTGTTACATACACCTATCACAAATGTTGAAGAACTCAAGTTTGACCTGATCGGGCAACTTGAAGGTCTATCACGAGGTGATAAAGTGATTGTTGTTATTGACTCTGTCGGTAACTTAGCATCAAAGAAAGAACTTGATGATGCTATCAATGAGAAGTCAGTTGCGGATATGTCCCGTGCGAAAGCACTTAAAGGTCTGTTCCGTATGACTACACCTTATCTTGCTATGAAGAACATTCCTCTCGTAGCAGTTAATCATACATATATGGAGATTGGTTTATTCCCTAAAGCAATCGTTTCAGGTGGAACTGGTATTTACTATTCTGCCGATAATATCTGGATTCTTGGTCGCCAACAGGATAAAGTTGGTACAGAGATCAAGGGATATCACTTTGTAATCAATGTGGAGAAGTCTCGATATGTCAAGGAAAAGTCTAAGATTCCGATTAGCGTTTCCTGGGATGGTGGCGTCCAGTCTCATTCTGGTATTTTGTCAGTTGCTCTCGATGGAGGGTATGTTGCTAAACCTAGCAATGGTTGGTATTGTCGTGTCGATCGTGACACTGGAGAGTTGTTGGACCCAAAAGTCAGAGAGAAAGATACGCTCTCTCCGGAGTTCTGGAAACCCATACTCGAAGACACGGACTTCAAAGAATTTGTAAAAGGTAAGTTTGCTATCGGTGGAAACCTTTCTAACGAGTTGGCAGATCTAGAAGATGAAGCATAAAGAAAACGAAACATACGAATTAATCCCTAACCCTGATCACGATCAGGCATGGGGTGTTCGTATCCTCGAAGGACTCTATAACGAAACCACCTTACAGTTTGGTGCGATCAGTTTTAACGAGGATGGATCTGACTCTTTATCTTTTAACTTTGATATCGTCAATACTCCAGATGATTCATTGACTACAGAAGACACCAACCTACAAGAGTTTGCTGGTTTACTTCTAGAGCATATCATCACTATGGCGATTGAAGACGATGAACTTGAAATGAAAGAGCGGGAAAATTAAACCTTTACTTGACCACGAAAGTATAGTATAATATCAGTATGCAAGCAAATATAGAACAAACCATCCTTCGTAATATTCTCACAGACGAAGACTATATGCGGAAGGTTCTTCCGTTTATTAAACCTGATTATTTCCAAGGTGTCTACAAGTCATTATTCAAAGAAGCAGCAAAGTATGTAGGAAAGTATAATAAACTTCCTACCAACGAATCTCTTGTTATTGAATTACAAGAGGGCAGTAATATGCCTGAAGAACAGTTCCGTGTCGCCATGGATATTGTTCCTCAGTTATTTTCTAGAGAAGAAATCGACGAGCAGTGGTTGGTTGATAACACTGAGAAGTGGTGTCAGGATCGTGCCATTCATAATGCTATTATGGAATCAATCTCAATCATTGACGGTAAGCACGAATCACTAACCAAAGGTGCGTTACCTGATCTGCTATCAAAAGCATTGGGTGTAGCATTTGATACTAATGTCGGTCACGATTATGTTGAAAACTATGAAGACCGATATAATTACTATCATGCCGAAGAGTCTAGGATACCGTTTGATTTACAATACTTCAATGACATTACGAAGGGTGGCGTTCCTAACAAAACTCTGAACATTGCTCTTGCTGGTACTGGTGTTGGTAAATCATTGTTTATGTGTCATGTAGCAGCAGGTGCGTTATCTGACTCTAAGAACGTTTTGTATATCACTATGGAAATGAGTGAAGAAAAGATCGCTGAACGTATTGATGCGAACTTACTGAACGTGCCTATTGACCAGTTGCCTAACCTATCAAAAGATATGTTTAGAACTAAAGTTGAAGATATCGCTCGTAAGACTACAGGTAAATTGATTGTCAAAGAGTATCCTACTGGGTCTGCTCATGCTGGTCACTTCCGTGCACTATTGAATGAACTAAAACTCAAGCGTCAGTTTGAACCAGATATCATCTTTATTGATTATCTAAATATCTGCTCATCATCTCGTATGAAAGGGATGGGCGGTTCTATCAACTCTTATAACTATATAAAAGCGATTGCCGAGGAGTTACGTGGTCTTGCTGTTGAATTTGATGTACCTGTATTTTCTGCAACTCAAACTACTCGCAGTGGATTTGGTAATAGTGATGTTGGACTTGAAGATACGTCTGAGAGTTTCGGTTTACCTGCCACTGCTGATCTTATGTTCGCGCTCATCTCTACTGAAGAACTTGAAGGTATGGGGCAAATGATGGTCAAGCAGTTAAAGAATAGATACAATGATCCGACTCATAATAAGAGGTTTGTCATTGGCGTTGATCGTGCTAAGATGAGGTTGTTTGATGCAGACGAAAGTGAACAAACCTTAACTGACGATACACCTGTATTTGAAAAGACTGATTCACACGAAAAATTAGCAAAGTATAAGGATTGGAAACTATGATGAAGGAAATATCTCACCACTGGGGAGAACTAGAATATCAAGGAAGAGAAGCAATCGTTTATTTCGATACCAAAAAAGAATTGTATTTGGTAGAATATTGGGAAGGCGATAGTAAAATTTCTTCTAGAGAAATGGTTTCTAATCATAAAGAAGGTGGTAAAGTGGTACACAGTGCCAGATATGCAGAGGATGCTGCAGAAAATTATTGTTTGGGTTATATGCCCTTAGATGGATATAAAAGAGATGCATAAATTTATGAAAAAATTAGGACTCGCGGATGAGTATGGTTATTGTGATATGTCCATTGTTGGATTCATCGTTATATGGTCATTCTTTTTCTATGGCGTTTACCTTGTAATCGGAGACTTAATTAAATGAACGTTAGACTAATCAGTTATTCACAACCAACGGAGAATCTACATGTCGGTGAAGATATCCAAGAACTCGTCGCCTATTGTGCCCGTGTCTCGAATCCCTCAAACCAAACTAACGAAAAAACGTCGACCAAACTGTTACACTATCTTGCAAAACACGCACATTGGTCGCCTTTCGAAATGGTGTCTGCTTGCCTAGAGATTGAAACAACTCGTGATATCGCTCGTCAGATATTACGTCACAGGTCGTTTTCGTTTCAGGAGTTTAGTCAAAGATATGCTAATCCTCTTGAAGATTTGAAGATGACTCCTACTCAAGAGATCCGAGCACAAGACCCTAAAAACCGCCAGAACTCAGTGGATCGTGATGATGTTGATATTCAATTAGAATGGTTAAAGCAACAATCTAAAGTTATCTCTGCATCAAAAGAAGCATATACATGGGCGATTGATAACGGTATCGCAAAAGAACTTGCTCGTAAAGTATTGCCCGAAGGGTTGACCGAATCAAGATTATACATGAACGGTACTATCCGCAGTTGGATTCACTTTATCGAACTGAGATCTGCTAATGGTACGCAAAAAGAATGTCAAGATGTTGCTCTTGCTTGTGCTAAAGCGATTACCGAAATATTCCCTCTTGCGGAGGATTACATTGGGTGATTGGATTCTAATAATGGTTGTATTGGTGAACACGGGATATGCTACAGCAACTCCCGTGGAATCCTTTCAATGGGAAGACGGTTGTGAAAAAGCAGCAATAGGACGATTAATGTTCGCCCAGCGCAATGTAAACTTTACATGCGTTATGGAAAAAAAATGAAATTAATTTAAAAAAAGATCATTTTTTCCTTTACTTATTCTCAAAAGTATGATATAATATATGTATAGAGAGTTTAATTTTAGGAGTTAAAAAATGTCAAAAGCAGTTTCACCGTCCGTGTTAAAGCGTAGTATCAAAAACCTTCCTCGTGAAAAGCAACGTGAATCAATAGAACGTGGTCTTCGTGTAGTTCCTGTAATGCTAATCGAAGAATCTGGTCGTACAGACGGTTTCTATAACCCAAAGGTTGTAAAGCACTTATCAAAAGTTTTAAAAGTGTATCAGGATTGTTGGACAGATTACTTGGTTGAAAATCATGCTTAAATATCTCGCGCCATTATTCGCTGCAGCATTTATCGGTGGTCTAATCACTGGTAAATCTGCTCTCGGTGCCGAAGCATCAGTATTACACTCTGCCGAGTCTGAGCAAAAATGTCTTGCAGATAATATCTATTGGGAAGCACGCAACCAACAAGGTAAAGGTATGGTTGCTGTTGCCATGGTTTCTCGGAACCGTGTAAACGATAATAGATATCCTCACTCATACTGTGAGGTTGTTGAGCAAGGTCCAACTAAACCTTCATGGAAAGATAAAAATGTTTTTATTCCTGTCCGCCATCGTTGCCAGTTCAGTTGGTTTTGTGATGGTAAGTCTGATGTTATTCCTACTGCTGACTTTGAAGTTTATGAGTTTGCTCGGACTATCGCTTTTAAAATTTATCATGGTCATCTTCCAGATATCACTTCTGGTGCTACTCATTACCATGCTGACTATGTAATGCCTGAATGGGCATCCTCTAAAACTCAAACTATCGTTATTGATAATCATATATTCTACAGATGGGAAAAATAATTATGAAAAAAGAAATCGTGAAAAATCTCGAGAAACTCAAAGACACTATTGAAGATGTCACACCTATATTGGGAAAGAGTCCTGATTATAAATTTAATGAAGACAAACTGATTAAAGAGTTTTCAGACTATGTGAAAAAAACTTATGATTCCCATTACGCCAGCGAGAAGTTTCAGGCAACTGAGTTTATCATAGATGGCGGTCATGGAACTGGATTCAATATAGGCAACGTTCTGAAGTATGCCCAGCGATACGGCAAGAAGGGTTCCCGCGAAGATGCTAGGAAAGATCTTCTTAAAGTTATACACTATGGATTCATTCAGTTGTATGTTCATGATACTGAAAATTAGGAATTCTGACTGGGGGTTTATATACCTTATGGTCTGGAACATAGTCTTCGATTTGATCTGATAACCAACAATTGTATAGCATAAGTCCTATCAGGATAAACATCCATACAATTGTTGCCCAGAATAATATCATTGCATAACACTCGCTGATGCTTGCATAATAACCCACCCGAAGGCGACGACCATTAACGTTACAACGCAGAAGACGATGAGACCAGTTTTCATCATCTCGTTAAACTCTCTATCCGCTCTTAAACTTTTTTGTCTTTCTGCTTCTGCTGCTTCACGTTCTTCTTTGATACGTGATGCTCTCAAATCTACGATAGACTGCCAAGTTCCGTGACCGAATCTGAAATCGATCATAGTTCTCATTTCGTTCATTGCCTCTTGTGCTATCTTTGCATCGATAACTTCTTGTGCAACGTTCTTTATGCCTAGTTGATCTCTTACACCTAGACCTTTTCGTTTAGCACGTTTCTTTTGAATCTGCTCTTCACCTTGGAAGATACCTTCTATTTGGTCTGTAAGACCTCTGATATCTGAAACAGTATCAATGTTAGACTTGATAAAATCTACGCTCTGTTTGACTAGGGCGATGCCTGTCATTACTTCTGCGAACATCTCGATTAATCCTTGTATGGTTATGGATTAATGTAGTTCAATTTTCTTATTAGATTCACTCTCCATAACTATTTATAAGATTTACCGATTCGCTAGAGGGTTATCCAAACTTTTTTGCAACTTTCTATCAAGGTCATCTTCAAGAGCAGTTAGTTCTCTTTTGACATAACCTTCCAT